TTGTGGAGGCATATCCCATCGATGATACCTCGGACAATTCAGAAAGAAGAAGAGTGTAAAATCTTCTCCAGTTGCGACGTAATCTAATGTAAATTTACGTCCTGTTTCAGCCCCACCGGACTGTGTGAACTGAGATGCGTGATAAAATTCTGACTGAATTTCTTCAGATTTATCTAACCGCGTGCTTGAAAATCTCAGCGGATAATAGTATGGAGCTTCAAACTCCATACATGCGTTATTCCGCAACAGCATCAATTCACTACCATTCGACGAATAAACAAAAGGGGAAGTACCTTCCAACAAGAAGTCAATATTATCTGTATATATAACTGCTTGAACAGAAGGAATCTCTGGTTCATACGGCGAACGGTATACGGTAGTAACTCGCATGTTACCACCAGTTTCGACGTTGTTAACTAACTTACGTCGAATGCTACCACGAAACCCCACAAAAGCAGGGGAACAATAGGTCAAAGGAATAGTCACACATGGGTTTAACGAATAACTGTTTCCCCCAGATGAGTATGTTTTCACTCCAGAAGGGGTACTAAATGACGCCCTATAAAATGGAAAGACTTTGTTCTTTATGGTAGTTGTGCGGGCTTCATTAGCGGCCGCTGGGTTTAATTCCCACGCTGTATGGAAACAATAGCGCTTAAAAAGCTGGCGCAAAGAAGTAGTGTGTTCTCCAAAGAACACTTCCATTAAATGGTTTGTTCCACTACGACTTTCAGGATTCATTTGCATTTGCATAGTTTCCTCTGGTTTGTTTTCCATTGCCGACTTGTTTGTGGTTGCATCAGTAGTTACTTCTGAATGCGAAACAAGCAGGCTTTGTGACTGTAAACGAATTGGAGTCACGGATAAGTTCTCGATTAAATCGGAACGGGGGACGGCAAATTTCATGTCGTCTCCAGCCTTCACAAATACATTGACTTCGATAGCTGGTGCTGTAATAATAGTACTTGGATCACCAGGTACCGTCAGCTCGTTAAGAACCGAAACGGTTATTTGACCGTTTGATTCACTAGACAACGGTATCACTCCATTCTCGTACTCATTATAAAAACCGGCACCATTGATATTGCGACCACATTGTGCAATATCAAGGAAGGGAACCGCTTGTCCCCAACCAACTGTCAGTTCAAAATCGCGTGTTTCAGCGATATCAATGATTTCTGTGTACTGCTTATTTTCATCTAACGACGAATGTACATTCGGATCGAATTGTATGCGTAAACGTCCTTTATGGAAATTTGACGCTACAACTTGAAAGCGATATGTAACAGAGCCGTGCCAGTATGAAAATAATTGTGACATCATGGCCATAGGGGTCATATTTAGACTAGAACCATTAGCAGTGTTATTCGACAAAGTCGGAGTCACATTTGACGTAAAAAGAATTGTTCCAGGAACATCTCCTACTTCATATGTAACCCATTTGAACGATGTTAGATAACTCTCCTTCTGGGCTATATCATAAATTCCCATATGATCATCAGATGACAATCCTACAGTGCGGGCATCTATGGTAGTTTCAGCTTTGGAATCTAAGGTCAACTTTAAAACATTGTCAGGTTGATCAGTAGTTGCAAAGGCACTTGCCATAACTGTTTTCACAGGTTTGGTTCCACCAATTTCAGGTGGACGACTATAACCGAACATTCTTGCGCTCTCACCAATAGCACCAGCAACCATTTGAGTTGCTCGTGCGTAAGGCCCAATAACGGGCATATCAGTCATCCAGCCAGCTGCTGCAGCAACAGCAGAGGCCGGTTTACTGATAGGTCCAGTTCCGTATTCGTCTTTCTTCGTCACGCTGGTCTTCTTCGCATGAGAAACAAGTTCACATTGCGATTGAAGAGCAGTTGGTGTTGCTAATGTGACATCAGTCATATAAGCATACACCGTAATGGTGACGGATTGTGCTTCACCAGACGCATGTTTCAGCGGGTTAAGCGAGGACAGGGTTATTTCACCCATCCGGTCCCAGTCGCGTTCAGTTACATCCATGTAATTTTCCGCCCAAAAGAATGGCAACTCCATTTCACCACCTTCATTAGTGGTTGGGTTCAGAAAAATCTTGGGTCTCTGAGAAAGTAAAACATAATCTTCCTCAAGCAGATTCCCAAAAGTCAACGCATTCAAGAATGGTAAAGGTTCATAGGTTACCATGACTCTACCATAAAGAAATGCATTTCCATTGATAATAAACTTAACGTGTAATTTTCCGCTCATATTGTTGAAATATTTTAACTTTTCAGCAACAGCGGAGTCCTCACAAAATAACGTCCAGGGATTGAACGTCATATTAATTGCACTAGGTGCAGTTGAGGTCCATCGTTCATCTTTGATGCGAACTGGTCGGGAAAGAAAATCTCCCAGTTTGGCATCTTCAGACTGAACGGCATCGAACGTTGAATCACGTTCGGAGGCAATAACAGCAGCATAACCAGGATCAAGATCCTCGAAATGCATAATAGCTTGTTTGCCGGTTGAAGCATTTCCCACGTCTGATTGAGATTCAAGGACACACCAGTCCATCCAATCAGGAACAACGAGGAAAACACATACATACAAAATTTCAAATAAAATAAACATATAGATTTTTAGATAGTCGGTAAAATTGTTAACACATTCGGCACGGTTGGCTCACAGGTGTGTCACACTGTGAGGACCGCCAACTTGTTGTTTGGCAAGAACTGTCCTAAATAAGACTAGGCCTAAAGTGAGCAAGCCTATTTCACACATGGGTGTTGGTCCCCCAAAAGTAAAACGGTATCCATAACTCACCTCTCCCTTTTTAGCAGCAATGCGATGGGAGTTCGCACTTACGACGCTTTTTAAGTCATCCGGAGACTGGGCCTGACGCGTTAAAGGTATTTAGCCTTATAACGCTCCAGGTATTGCCGATAACACACATCAAGATTCAAAACAAGAGGTCCGATGTTATGCTCATCAGCAATTTGGCGCACTTGCGCCCGCCATTGTTCATATGGTTCTTCACCATGATTGAACATTTCCCTAATGGAGCCGTCTAAATTAACGGCGGCTGCCATGTCGGGTGGTAATGTATCTGTAGCATTACAATGTAAGGATTTCATCAGAGATCCTACATCAAGTGCTCCCATATACATACCGATGTGCTCGTTGAACACCGGCTTTCTTTTCAGAAAGTCAATCTCTTTTAAAGAAATGAGATCCGGTGCAGATGCAGATTTGTCAGCAGGGGTATACCCTATACCTACATCTTGAAAAACACGAGCTAGACTGTTGAAGTGAACAAACTCAGCGACATCTGGGTGAGGAGCGAATAAACTATCGTCACCATAAAATGTAGCACGACACTTTTCCGAAAATGTTCCGGAAAAATGATGTTCTTTTTTCAGTCTATTGAAGACACAACGGTGGTAAAGTGAATTTACAATTCCATTCACATACACAGTCATATTCTGACCAGACGGATTTGATCCTGTCATAACAATGGCATCGCCATTATATGCTAAAACAGGGTTTGCAACTTCATTTGCAATCATGTCCATCATACCGATATCTTCTTCTGAATAATGCAATAACTCTTTGGCTATATCTCGCATTGCGGCGAAAGCTGCCAAAATTGCATCAGCTGACATTCCCAGGTCGTACTTGGAGAAATCTCCAGCAACGAAACCTGTTTGATCCCCATACACCTTGATGTGTTCAATCAATTCGTGAAAATCAGGACCGGAGGCATTAATACCTACGGCCTGCTCACTTGTTAAAGGCAAATGCGACAGAGCAGCAGCAACTGGTAAATAATATTTACGAATTAAAATCTGCAATGTGACAGGAGCACAAGTGAATACACGAACTTTCGTATTTTCAGAACCATCATCCTTGAATTGTTTGGTTATCTCATCTTTCAGAGACGTTTTGAAAGGTTGATATGAACGCACAGCATGCTTCATAACAGTTTCTACTTTCTTAACTTCATCCCAAATCCAAGGTAGGAAATCAATAATTTCCCCATTGTCATCCAGAGTACAAAACTTCTTTTTCGATCCAGTATATGGAAAGCCCAACGCGGACTTAAAATTCATACGATCAATAAAGCGATACTCAGGAATACCCTTCAATATATTATTATTTGAAAGGGGACCTTTGGTAAGATAATTACGCACAGATTTGTCTAATGAATGAAATTCAGAAACAAATGTGGATACATATTCACCTCTAGCAGCGTTCAGCTCACCAATACCAAATCCAATTGGTTGGTTCGAGCGTTTTTCCAAATCAAGATGATAAGGACGCCACCATTGTCCGACACGGGGAGGACCATAGTTATTCTTATGTCCAGTAACTTTTGTCACTGTATCACTAATCATACTAGGTCTCACATTCGATTGAAACGTGGATTTCCCTTTGCACTGGCCGAGATACTCATAATGATGAGTACCTCCCTTCCATAACAAGGGAGAAGATTTGTCGGGTTCAACATTTAGCCGGATAGCTTCAGAATCACCAATGACAGCTGATGGAAATGGTCCACCAGATGCAATATCAGGTAAATTCTTAAAATGTTCACGCAAAGCGTCAATATCTTTTTGACAAATACTTCCTCCAGCTCCAATACGTTGATTTCCTGCTAAGTGTATACCGCCTAAAGCGAAATACCCGGAATCACGAACAACAACTGCCGCACCACACAAACCGTGATACGACGCTGTTGGCATCGTATAATTCCAACCAGGAAAACAACCTTCCGTTGCTTTGATCATATTAGACCAAGTTCCATACAATTCTTGAGAGAAAACTTCTTCAGTTTCCCTTAATCGAGAAATAAGAACTAACTTGGACGGTAACATACGCATGAGAGACGTGTTTACGTCTTGTTCACGAATATGTTTAATAAGATCACGACCTTGAATTTTTGCACTGTAAACAAAAGCAATATCCTTTTCAGGACATTTGTAAACATTGGCATCATCAAGAGGTATTTCAACATACCAACTTCCACGGGACATCTTTAACATACGATATCCTTCAATCAAATTATGTTTAGGAATAGCTACAACGCCATTCGTTAACACACAACATAAGCTTTTGGCTAAATGTTCAGATCCATGAACTTCACAGAAGAAAATATTCTTCTCAGTCAATTTCACTATTTGATCCAACGTGGAAGTGCCTTTTTCGAGTTTACCAAAAGAATTATCAACCCATTCACAAGGGAGAGAATCTCGTTTCTTAATGTCATCAAGACCGTTAGGTCGAAGAAGACTTTCAGATTGAGAATCATGATAAAAATCTTTTAGTAACTTCAAAACTTTCAAAGCAACAACAAGAGATACACCTGCAGCTAAACCATAACCAAGCATACGCCCATATTTCTTACGAGCGAGCTTAACAGTTTCTGGTAACGCATCACGGCGTCTAAGAATTTCTTGCATCCGTCTTCGAAACGAAGTCACCGGGCGTATCCATCGAGTTCGGCTCGGGTAAGGCTGACCCGTGGCACCCGTAGTTTCCGCTTAAGGCTGCTTCCTTCCGGACCTGACCTGGTTCACGGGCTTGCGTCGCACGGGACCTGACCGTCAACACCTCCCTCGGTGTACTGACCCCGATGGCCAGCCCCTCGGAACGGAATTCGGCCTTGCTAAAGCGGATTGCAAGTGACAGGGCACCGCTGACTCCCCGCCTCCACTTCGAAGTGCTCCC